TCTGGGAGAACGTACTTCGACCAACACTTATCGATTCAAAAGGACGGGCAATCTTCATTTCAACACCCTATGGCTATAATCATTTCTATAATCTATATATGAAGGGAGTAGACGGTAAGACTGAAAATGAAGAATATTCCTCCTATCACTTCACCTCCTATGACAATAATTATCTGGATAGTAAGGAAATCGATAAGGCACGGGCAGAATCGGATGAGGACACATTCGCACAAGAATACTTGGCTGAATTTAAAAAATATAAAGGGCTTGTTCTTAAATATTTCAAACGGGAAATCCATTTTATTGCACCGATTGAAATCCAAAACTCTTGGGGATTTTATCGGGGATTTGATTTTGGATGGGTACATCCATGTGCGGCAGCATTTCTGACCGTATCAAATGACGGGATTATCTATATCTATGATGAAATAAAACAGGCAGGACTGACTATTCCTGAATTTTCAAATCTTGTAAAACAAAAATCAATTGGTCGTTCATTCACGCAAAGTTGGGGAGATTCTGCCGCAGCAACGGATATACGGGAGATGAATAATTATGGTATATCGGTTATCCCAGTAACAAAACAATCAGGAAACAAGAACGAGGATTTTACACAACATAAAGTACGCAAGCTCAATGAAAAAATAAAAGCGGGGAAATTCTATGTCTTTAATACTTGTCCGGCTACCTTGAATGAAATCGAGAACTGGCAGTATAAGGAGGTAACGGAGGGAAATATAATACGGGAAACTCCGGCTAAAATAAACGATGATCTTATGGATGCAATTTCATATCCCGTTATCAATTTGCCCGAATATTTCGAGGCTTCGCTTGTGCAGAGTGAATCATCAAATATAAACATTCCCGATTGGGCTCAAAACCTTCCCAACTGGAGTGGTGCAAACCATTATGTCCCGAATACATATTTTAAAAAAAACAGGTAAGGAAATTTTGCTTGATGTGAAGGAATCAACACAAGATATATTTCTTATGATTAATGGAGAAGATTTAAACGACAATTCATACGGATCGAAAAGATATCATGTTGAAACGCTTTTATTAACAAAACTTGACGGGAAACAACTTGGTATTAATCCCCGATTTATTGCATACTATGAAGATTGAATCGACAGTCATAATTCCGCATTTCTCATCGGTTGATACACTTGTATCTCTTTTGATACAATTACAATCACAGACACTACTACCTAAGTGTATATATATCATCGATTGTTCCAATAACAAATCAGGTCTACAAAAAGCCAAGAAATTTGCGTTTAACAATGTTCCGATTATCGTTGAGGTTGCCAAAGGCACAATATACGAGAACTGGAATCGGGGCATTGACTTATCCCAAACCGACTACCCAAATGCTTCGATGTTTATCGTAAATGACGATATCCTTGTTCCACAAAACACAATCGAAAGACTGGTTGAGGTTGATTCACTCTATCATCCTCTTGCACTTGTGCCAAAAACACCTCCCCGAACACACTTAAGCGATCATATCACAACAATCTTCAAGACCATATCGGAAAAAAAACTTCCTATAACTTCAGACTGGTTATGCGGATTTGCATTTTATTTAACTGCCGAATGTGTAAAAAAGGTAGGGATTTTCGATACTTCATATAAAGTCTGGTTTGGAGATACCGATTATGAACAACGGATTATAAAAAAAGCAGAAGAACTTAAAAGGAAATCAATCGGACTTATCGAAGATTTGTATGTATACCATTATGGAGGATCATCTTATAAATACTACTCAAAAGAAGTACTTGATTTAATCGATAAAGATAGAGAGTTATATCTTTCCAAATATAAAACATTACCACCAAATGTATGAAACAAATAAATACCGAAATAGGACGTATGTGGGTTCGAAATGAGTTTGATGAGAACGTGATAAAGGAAGTCATATCTGACCATGAATATGAAAGATGGGGCGATATAACAATTCAAATGGGCGATACAGTTATTGACTGTGGGGCTCATATCGGATCATTCACCCGTCTTGCAATAAGTCGCGGTGCAAATGTATTGGCAATTGAAGCTGATGATGAGAACTTTGAGATGCTTAAAAAGAATACGGAGGAAGATGCTCCAAACTTAAAACTTCTCAAAGCAATTCTATGGAACGGGAAAGAGATACGGTTTCTTAAAGACAAGGACAGGGGAGAACTCAATAAGGTTGACGGATTAGGAAAGATCATGCCTTCAATTTCCCTAAATAAAGTAATCAATCACTTTAAAATAAAGCAGATCGATCTTCTTAAAATGGATATTGAAGGAGCTGAATATGAAGTTTTATATCATTTCAAGAAATTCAATATAGTAAAACAGATCACTATGGAATGGCATTATGGATCAACAAAATTTGCACATCTTCTTATCTTCCTTGAGAAACAGGGATTTAAAACTGTATGGCTTGGAGGAAACGGGGATTGGGGAAAGTTACAATTGAAAAGATTATAATTATGAAAAACTTTTATAGTAAAGATATTGTAACTCCAGAAGAATTTAGGCAGTCATTTGGGGACTATACTTATGGTAATCCTGAAATTTCTGGACGAGGTTTTTGGAATCTAAGGGTGGGAAAGTTTTGTTCAATTGCAGGTGGAGTAAAAATTCTTCTTGGTGGACCGCATAATTATAATAGATTCAGTTCTTATCCTTTTGAGGCGATAAAACATGAAGGTGTAATGACGTGGCCAACATCAGTAGCAAATAAAGATATAATTTCTGAAAAAATAGGAGTAACCATAGGAAATGATGTTTGGATTGGCTGTCGTGTAACTATATTAGCTGGAGTAACAATAGGCGATGGGGCTGTAATAGGAGCTGGAGCTGTTGTGAGTAAAGATATTCCTGCCTATGCAATTGCTGTTGGGTGTCCAATTAAAGTAATTAGATACAGATTTACTCCAGAACAAATTGAAAAGTTATTAAAAATAAAATGGTGGGATTTTCCCATTGAAAAAATGAGTGAGGTTGTAAAGGATTTGGATTGCAATATTAATAATTTTATTTCAAAATATGAAAAATAAAATAATCGGTGTAACTGGTGGGAATGGGTTTATTGGTCGTCATGTTGTAAGAGAAGCATTGGATAGGGGGTATAAGGTAATTATATTTGGCCGTCATTTTGATAAATTTGTTAATTTAGAAAAGAATTTAGAATGTTTTTTAGGAGATGTAACTAATTTTAGAAGTGTTAATGATTTTGTCCAAAAATGTAATTATGTTATAAATTTGGCTGGACTCTTAGGAACACAGGAATTAGTTAATAATCCTATTTCTGCTATTGAAACAAATACAATTGGTTGTTTGAATTTTTTAAAAGCATTGGTAACTAATAAATTTCTTGATGTAAAAGGAGTTGAGATTACAACTGGAAATCATTGGATGTTTAATCCATATGCCATTTCAAAAGAAGCGGCTGAGAGGTTTTGTTTTATGTATAACAAGGAATTTAAAACAAGAGTAGCTTTAGTTCGTGGATATAATGCTTATGGTTGTTGGCAAAAACATGCTCCGATAAGAAAAATTATTCCATATTTTATTGTAAAAGCGTTAAGGGGAGAGGATATAGGAGTTTATGGTAATGGAAAGCAAATTTGTGATTTAATTCATGTCAAAGATTTAGCCTCTATTTTGGTCGATGCAGTCGTTAAGGATCATGGAGTATACAATAAAACATTTGAGGCGGGTAGTGGAATAAAATTAACGGTTAAAGATGTAGCTGAACTTATTATTAGATTAACTGGTAGCAAAAGTAAGCTTGAATATTTGCCACTTAGACCAGGTGAGGAAAAAGATGCTGTGGTTTTAGCAAATACTGAAACTTTAAAACCTTTGGGTGAGCGAAAATTTATTGATCTTGAGGTAGGAATGAAAGAAACTATTGAGTGGTATAAAAAAAATTATAATTGGGAAAATCTATGAAGCCATATTTAATTACAATGTCATCTCATACCTCTGGTATGCCAAGATTTTTGAGATCATTGGAAAAATTGGGGGATAGTGTTGAACATTTGGCAATTCAATTTAAGCCATATACTGAAAATCTAAAGACTCATTCTGTTTTTGATAGGGCTTATCCTGGTCATTTATATCGTTATAATTTCATTCCTGACAATCTTGATCGTAGTCGTCATGTAATGTTTACTGATACAGATGATGTAATATTCCAGAAACCATTACCTGAAAAATTAGATTATGATATATATCTATCGCCGGAGAATATTAGCCATAAGAATACACTTTGGGAGAGATATATAAATTTTTATTTACCATTCAAGCCATTATTGGATTGTCAGGTATATAATTGTGGTTCTTTTATTATGCGGGTTGATATTTTGTATCAGTATATTAATTTTCTCAAAAGTCATAAGGTAGACGATTTTGATAGGTATAATTTTGAACAATTACATTTTAATTTATTTATTTATAAGCACCCTGAATTTTCAAAGGTTGTTGATTTATCATTACTTTGTCCATTATACAACAATTTTGAACAAGATAATGTGTATAAAAAAAATGAAGTATGGTATACCAAAAATGGAAAGGTTATTTGTTGCGTACATGAGAATGGTGTAAAAGGGAGGTTGAGTCCATGAATATTTTATGGCTAGGTTTTGAATATAGACTTGGGATTGAAAATGAACATAATGTTTTGATAATGAATAAAGATACATTCAATATGCAATCTATTGAGAGTTTCAAGCCTGACTTAATAATCGAACGTGAATTTAATGATAATAAATCAATATATGAATATGAATGGACACATATTGCCCGTGAAATGCCTCATATAAAACGTGCCATGTGGTTTATCGATACCCATATACAATATCCACGACATATCAAGTATGCAAAGCATTTTCAGTATATCTTTCTCGCAATATCAAGGTTCGTGCCTATATTCCAGAATGAATATAAACAAGCAAAAGTGTTTTGGCTTCCTCTCTGTTTTCCTTTATCAAACCTGCCTCCTATGCTTATGGAACGGAAAAAACGGGCAATATTTGTAGGACGGATGAATAAATGGTATAAGGAACGGAATGAAATAATCAAGAAATTACAGGAAGAAGTACCAAACTTCTTAGCCACGACTGACTATGTCAATGTATATCAAACTATGTCAGACTGTATCATCAATCTCAATCGGAGTTTCAGCGAGGATTTGAATTATCGGGTATTTGAGGCTTTAGCCTGTGGAACTGAACTTGTTACCAATCCCGTACCCGATTTATTCAAAATAAAAGGACTTCATAAAAGAATCCATATATATAGAAAAGATGAGGATGCAGTAAAGATTATAAAAGAACTTTTATCAGAGAAACGGAAAATCAAAAATGAAAGATGCGAAATTAGAAAGTGGATAGCCAATTCCCATTTACTCCGCAATCGTGTAATTGATATTATCAAAATGGTGGAAAATGAGATACAATGTGAATATTAACAATTTATCATAATAAAATGAATAAACCTTTTTTCGTAACTGTTGCTTCCGCAACGCCAAATACCAATCGATTTGTTGATTCCCTGAAACATATAAAAGATCAAGTCGAAATGGTATCTATTCAGTTTAATCCTCCCATTGAGAATCTTCCTGTATTCAAAAAGTACGAAGAAAGTTATTGTGGCAATCTGAAGCGATTTGACTATATTCCAAAACTCGATGATAACCGATTTATGATATTCTCCGATATTGACGATGTTGTATTCCAAAGACCGCTTCCTGACCTTGAACGGATGGGATATGAGGTTTATTTAGGGCATGAAAACGTAAAACATAAGGATTCTTTCTGGAAACCATATATAGAGCGGAATAAATACTTTGAACCATTACTGGAAAGACCGGTTTATAACGGAGGATTATTTGCCATGCGAGGATTTGTTTTTACCGAATACAAAAAATATATAAAAACTGCTATATTAAATGTTGATCCTGCCGATATGAGATTATGCGATCAATTGCTTCTCAATATGTTTTTTATAAAATTCCCGAATTATGGAATTTACAGTAAACAAGATATATTCTGTCCGTTGTATAAAAACTTTGAACTTGGACTGGTAAAGAAAAGATTGGGATTATTCTCATTATCGGATGGTCATGTCCCAGTTGCTATTCATGCAAACGGAAATACAAAGGAATTATTTATTGATGGAAGAAGAACGAGGAAAAATGAAAAGAAAATCTAAACCACCATTTAAACCAATTATATCCGTTATTGTTACTTGCCATGATCTTGAGGATTATCTGACTGACTGTATTGATAGTATAAAAGCTCAAATTGCTTACCCTCATGAAATAATCTTGGTGCATGATGGATGTAAAAAATTCATTACTTATACAGATACAATATGTATATTGGTTGAGAAAAATATAGGAGTGGCAAAAGCACGGATGATGGGGGCAAAAGTCGCAACAGGAAATTATCTGCTTTTTGTAGACGCCGATGATAAACTTCCTGAAATATTTACCCTTCAACTTTCAAGATTTGTAAAGACGGGAAATGAAATAATATATCCCAACTGTGTTCTTTGGTCCTCTTGGGGAAATAGTGGAATGAGAAATGTATATACGAATATGCCTGAACGTATTATTTGGGAGGATCTGCAAAAGCAGAATTGGGTACTTGTAACATCCCTTATTCCCCGTAATCTATTCTTTGAACTTGGTGGATTCAAAAATTATCCTATATTTGAAGATTGGGAGTTTTTTCAACGTGCATTTATACATCAAGCTCCATTTATTAGAGGTTATACATGGTTGTCATATCGACAACGAACCGCATCAAGAAATAGACAACCTGAAGAAATTAGAACGGAAATCACTCAAAAAATCAAGGATGATATAAAAATCTACATAAAAAAATACAATAAAAATAAAAAACTATAACAAAATATATCATTTGACATTATTTCTTTTATGATATACTCATATTAGGTCCAAAAGGACTTAACATTCTCTAAAATCTATTATGACAGATAAAAAAATTGCCTCAATAATTCAACAGAGGTTCGTAAATCTTCAAGGACAATTTTCGGAAGTATTTGATAATAGTGAAATGTACAACCAGATGTATCGGTGTTATATGGATAATACCGATACATACCTTTGGGATTATAATCTTGTTGAACCTGTAGTTTTTTATCTTATAAGATCACTTATGGCACGAATGAACACCGATAATATGCGTGTTCGTCTTGATGCCCGTACTTCTGATGCCGAACAAAAGAGAAAAGTAAATCAACGGATAATCGATTGGGAAATGGGTGAAATGAAGAAAACACTTATTTTTTATAATTTTATCTTTCGTGGACTTATTTCAGGACGTGCATATCTTAAAACAGGATGGCTTTATAATAAAGCACTTCAGGTAAAGGGTGATAATGGGGATAAAACAATGAGATCGATAATCAATCGTGCTTATGCACAAAATGTAAGATTTCCCGATATCCTTATTCCTAATCAAAATATTCCCGACCTTGATGAACAACCTTATGTTCTTGAACACATGATGGTAAGATATGGGGACCTCGTAAAGGATAATGAAGCAAGTACGGGAAAAGATATATGGAATCCCGACGCGCTTCGTAAAATAGAGAAAAAATCATTATTTGAGAATAAAATGGATTATGGAATAGATCTTCCCGATGATGATGAGGGAAAAGAAGATTGGATAACAAATTCCCGTTATGTTTCAGTAATTAGAATGCAGACAAAAGACAATGAGGTTTATCATTGTTTGGAAAAGGATGATAGTATAATCCTTGATGTAGACCATAATAATCCTTATTGGCATAATCACCAACCATATATAACATGGACACCTTTCCCTGAAGATGATGAATATGCTTCAATGGGAGCAGTGCAACCTGTATCCGATTTGGTTATTGCTCTTTCTTCTATCTTGAATCAATATCTTACGAATGCGAGAAAAAGTGGAAATCCAATGTGGTTAGCTGGAGCAGCAGCGGCACAAACCCCTGACTGGATGTTTGTCAATAGACCGGATGGGATTATTCGTGTTGCAGGAGATGTAAATCAAGTACAACAGGTTAGACCAATGGATACTTCAGACACAATGCTTCGTATGCGACAGGAAGTGATGACTTCCTTTGAACGTACTTCTGCTATGTCCTCAATGTTCTCAACAGGAGTTGCATCAGGTTCTTCACCACAACTGAATAAGACTGCAACTGGAGCAAGGGTAATTGATAGTAATATCGAAACAAACCTACAGATGCTTGTTTCCTTATTTGGAGCTATGGCATTATCAAAACTTGGAGAACACTTCCTTGAACTCAATGCACAATATATAAGCGAAGAACAGGAAATAAAGATAGTTGGAAAAGATGGCGATCCTGAATTTGTGAAAATCGAACCTTCTGAAGTAACTGCCAATTTTGATGTAATTGCCAATGCAGATACTATGGCAAAAACATCTCCTGCTGTAAGACAGGCACAACTATTGAACTTGAAAGCAACGATTGACCAGGAAAAAGTTGTAAAAATGGATAAGAAACCAATCTGGAAAGCGATATTCAATGCCTTCCCAGAAATGGATGGAGTAACGGATGATGTTATCGTTGACCCTGAACAACAGGCAAAGGAAGCTATCCAACTGCTTCTTTCGGGTATTGAACCAAAGATTGCAATTGATATGGACCATAAAGCAATTGTTCAACTTATCCAGGTGTTCCTTCTTTCCAATCCAAACTTACCTGATGAACAACTTGTTATGTTTACAAAGTATCTTGATGATTTGAGAAAGTACATACAAGCAAAACAAGTTATAGTTACTCTTAATCAACCACTTGCACCAACTGACCCTAATGCAATGGCAATGTCAATGGGAGCAACCCCACCTCAAATGAATGGTGGACAAATGTTGCCAACAGAAGAACAGAACTTGATGAAATCATTGAATAGCCAAATACAAATGGGTACAAATCCAACCGAAGGATTACCAAATAAGTTACCAGAACAAGCAATTCAATGACACTTAATGACATACTTAGTGGGATTGGAGATATGGTTGGATACATGCTTTTAAGCAGACAGCCAAAGGGTATGTGGAATGAAGCAAGACAGGGGCCATATGATCCTTATAATGGAATAATGCGTGATGTTGCAAATATTGTTTCTCCTTTACCTTCTAAACTTGCTTCAATCCAAAGACAGGTAAAAGGAACAATAACTCCTTCTCCAACACCACTTCCAACACGTATGCCAACCCCAATTCCAAATTCTTATGAAGAACGGACAATGGATACTTTTGATAAACAACAGATTCCACGTGAGATTGCATTTGCAATAAGGGAAGCAGAAGGTGGAAAGGATAATTCATATAATCTTGGAGCAACAGACAGTAATCCGAAAGGAGGACTTGATTATGGTTCTCCAGAGAGTGAGGCTACTGCTGCTGCAAAAACATTAAATGGAACTTTTGAAAACGATTTTATTGGAAGTGGGAAATTCAATACGACATTCAAAAAAGCGTTTCAGGATTATTTGAAACATAAGGATTCCGAGAAATTTCTTCATGATATTTTCTTATCAGGATATGCAGGAAAACCCGAAACATGGAAACAACGTTCTATTGACGAAGCAAAGGCACAAGGAACAGTTGGTGCTGGAGAATATTATGATACATGGGATGAATACGTAAAAAGCAGGGATGCTTGGAAGAAATGGAAGGGAAAGTATTAAACATATATTATGGATACAAAGACATTACTTACTTGGTTAAAACAGACAATTGAGGGTAACGTGAAGGCTGCTGTTATGGCATTGAAGCAGAATATATTCACAGTAAAACTTGATTCAAATAAGGTAGAGGTAACAAATCCATTTAAACTACCTGATATTGTTAGTGTCAAGGTATCAAATCCTAACAAAGACTATCAAACTGATATAAAGAGTATCAAACTACTACTAACTGAATCATTCAAAAGAATGAATGGCGCGATTCTCTCAATAAAACCTTCAGGAAGTACAAGAGTAAATAATTTTAAGGAATTAGTTATTCCTGTACCTCCAAAAGAAGTGAAAATAACAAATCCACAAAAGGAAGTTACCTTACTTAATATCGGACTACTTACGAAAGAACTTGGAAATATTAAATCAGTACTTAATAAATTACCAAAAGTATATCCTCAAGCTCCAAAAAGTGTAACAGTCGATAATTTCAAGGAGTTGAATACTGCACTTGAAAAGATGACTTTGTTACTTAAAGAGATTGGAAAAGAAACAAAAGTATCAAATATCAAGGACTTTAATATAACGGGAACTGATGCTGAAAAATATGTGCCAGTCAGACTTTCCGATGGAAAGAAATTTTATAAGGCACTTGAGGAATTATCGATTGGTACTACAAAAAACTATGCTTTTTCAGATTCGCAGGGAGTTAAACAACACGCACTTGTAAATGAAAATCGTCAACAACTTGCAATTAATGAAGATCGATGGGGACTTAATAATACGGAAACAACAGGAGATACTACTTATATTGGCTCTGAGGATGCTGATGGGAATTATCTAATTAAAAAAATAGTAGATTCCGACTCACTAATCACAATGACCTATGCAACAAAAAAAAATAATAGTACAATAACAACATATACCTATGCGTGGTCGCATAGGACAAGTATAAGTTATGCGAGATATAGTTTAGCTTTTTAATTTATGCAAAATCCAATGGGTATGAAAAATAAGGTTAGAAAAATAGAGAAGCCATTAGTTACTCGTCTTGAACTTGAAAAGATGGAAGCTGATGCAGAAAAAGCAAGGGAACTTCTTGAAGGTGAAGAATTTAAGTTTTTCAGAGATTATCTAATTTCAGAAAAAGAATTGATTGTATCTGATTTTGTCAATAATCGCATACATGAAACTGTGGACGTTAAAAAAGAAATCAGACCAGATAAATCAGAAGTAGAGTATCATATAAAACATACTAAAGAAGAACAATCGGCTGAATTATCGGGAAGATTCAAATTTATTTTTGATCTTATCAATAAATTAGAACAGATTAAAAATCTTCCGGAGATATATTATAAAGCTGAAAAGGAAGGTAAAATAACAATTGAAGCTAAAAAAGAAAGTTAACATTTTCACGACGTCGTGAAGAATGATGGATACCAAACAATTCCCATTTCCACTTGATACTCCTATAAAAACTGAAAAAGAAATAGAGCGATTTGATATGGAAACTAATAAGAAGACAGGAAAACCTGTTGTAAAGATAGTTAAAGATAAGGTTATAGAAACAGTTATTTATCACGATGCTCCTTCACGTCCCTTTCTTTGTGCAAAAGGAGAACATAATTACCACATGATTGATAATAAGAGGTATACCGCAAAATGTTCAAGATGTCCAAAATATTGGCAAATGAATCCTCAATATCATAAGGTTATTGATGGGAAAATACTTCATAGGGACGATAATCACCTCATAGATTGAGGCTACTTGATATGATTTAATATACTTCGCTTGACATTGATATAGTTTGATATATATAATCAATTAGGCGTAAAGCCTGTATTAAAAATTAGTTTTTCTCTAAAGCTGGAACTTCGGGATTTCGCATCCCGTTACCAAAAGCGTTAGGGGAAGGCAGAATTAGAAAAACTATGGATACAGAAGGTTCTGTGATGGTAGATGGTCAAACTCCAGAAATTAAGGAGGGAAATCAAGCGGAGAACATTAACAATCAGGGTGATCCAAATACTCAAAAGGATTCACAAGTAACTGATCCTAATAAGGATGGTGAAAAAACTGCTGAAGGGCAAGCTCCAACTAAAACGGATAAAACCGGAGGAGAAGGAGAAGATAAGAAGCAAGGTCTTACAGATAAGGGGACAAAACTTGCGACTGATCCACTTCAACAGGCAAACCAACTTCGGGCAAATGCCGAAAGTCGGGTGCGACAATTTGAGGAATTTTTAAGTGATCCTGTCCGTGTAAAAGCCTACTTGGAAGAAATAGCAGGTGAACATGGAAAGGATAAACAAGAAAATCCCACAGATGCAAATGCAGTCGAAGGTTTGATTGATCCTGACAAATTGGAAACAGTAGATGATCTTAAAAAGTTTGCGAAGCAATTGCAAACAGCTTCCGATAAAAAAATCAAAGAGCTGGAGCAGAAAGTCAATGGTGTTTCTCAATCGCAAACAATCCGTGCTACAGCCGAAAAGGTTGGTACAGAGATTGCACAGGTTCAGATGAAATTTCCTGAATTGCGTGAATTTAATGAGGACGGGAGTAAAAATCCCGAATATAATGAGGATTTGGATAAAGCAGTAGGCGAACTTTATAATTTATTGGATTTCGATCCCTCAAGAAAAGTATATAGAGGTAAATATTCAGTAATGAAGATTGCCGAAAGCGTAATGAAAATTCGTGGACTTGGTGAGAAGACAGGTAGTACTAAAGCTCAAACCGCTATTCTTGATAAAAGAACAGGGAGAGTAATTACCAATCAAGCCGGAGGAACGGATGGACAACCTGATGAATCAAAGTTATCCGCAAGTCAAACTATTGCAGAAAGAATGAAAAGGGCAGCTTTACGGGCTGGTCGGAAGTAAGTCATTATTAATAGTTTGAAATTTTATTTATATGGACAATAGTATATATGGTCAAAAGTCAACATTGAGTGCAACCGATAGTGCGTTGCATATCAATATTGAAGACCAAATAGTTAAGTATCCAGATTGGCAGTTTCCTATTCTGAAAAGATGGGGATCTAAAGTGTTTAAAAACAGCGTTGTATCTCATAAATATGAGTGGACCGAAAAAGAACTTCGTCCAATTACAGCAAAAGTGGCTTCTGCTACTGTTGCTTCTGATGCGACAAGTTTTTACGTTGATACGTCTGGTGTTTTCAATGTAGATGATGTTCTACAAAAACCAGATGGCGAAATCGTAATTGTTACTGCGGTTGCCGGTGGAACTTTGCTGACTATAAAAGCATGGACCGGAACTCCAGAAACAATGGTACTTGGTGAAACTGTCAAAAGAATCGGTGTTGCTTCACCTCAAGGAAAAAAAGCAGACGGAATGGTAATCACAGGTACGGAAGATTTATATAACTATTCTCAAATTTTTGAGGATGTTATCGATCTTTCAGGTTCGCAGAGATATGCCATGATACATGGAGATGCTTCACAAGCCGAGCTCGTTTCTGACAAGCAAAAAGAACTTGCAGAGATGTTACAGATGGCTCTCTTGGTAGGTGTCCGAAACAAAGATACTTCCACAAAGACTTATACTCTTGGTGGATTGAAGTATTTTATTGACACCTATGCTGCTGCAAATGCAATCGATTTTGGAGCTTCTTGGACTTCTGATACGACTGTTCAGGAGAAGTTTGAGGATGCTGTCGAAACGATTGCTGATGCAAATGGTGGGAAACCGACAATCTATATGGGTTATAAGGCTATGAGAAAGTTTAGATTGCTGGATGATGCTCTTATTGATACCACAAGAAACGATAGCTCTCGCGGTATCGGAGTTGTATCTAACTATCTTTCACAGCTTGGTAAATTAGATGTAGTTATGCTTCGTGAAAGAGCAGGAGTTATGGGTGATCTTATATTCTTTGTTGATGAGGATAAGTGCGGATACAAAGCATATAATAAACGTGGCTGGAACACAGAAGAACTTGCCAAAGTTGGTGATTCTTACCAATGGCAGGTACTTGGTGAATATACAGCGAAGTTTGAAACACCAAAAGTGTTTGCGTATCTCTATAACTTGGGACTGTAAAGCAAAATTAGGGGGGGTGCAATTCCCCCCCACTATTAACAATTAATTTTTATCATTATGTCAACAACTGCAAGCGGTCGAGAAGTTTATGCAATTGGAAGGGAAGTAGCAGGAAATCGTGAGGTTATCATGCAAGAAGATGGAACCGTACATGATCTACCAGCAGCAGCTGAAGTTACTTATGCAAGTGATTTGAGCCGATTCCCTTACGAAGTGTAAGAAAAAAACCGTTAGGATCTATAGCTCACTCGAAAGAGTGGGCTATTTTTTGTGATATATAATGATATCGTTTTATATACTTGTTTTCTATATTATGATATACTCAAGGTAATCTCAATAAGTTGAGATATAAAAAACATATATGACCGCCACAGATGCGAAGGGAGTGATAGTAAATGTAGAAAACTGCATGAATTTTATGGCTTCGTACTTAGGAGGGGCTGTACCCGCAATAACCGATACTGAATATAGCGAATGGTTACGTTGGATTCAGCTTGGACAACAGGATGCTGCAAATCGTGGATTCTGGAGAAGATTGCTTACTCCTACCTCTCTATCAATTACTGCAGACGAAGAAACTACAACGCTTCCTGATAATTTCTTCAAAGTAAATGGTATTTATACGCTTTTTGTTGATGGAGTTGACTGGTCGCAACCTAACAATGAAGATGGAGTTACCTTATTTGTTGAAATGAATCCAACAACGGCAGCATGGCAGGTCAGGTATCTTCCAACAGCTCCAACTGAATCTGCAACTGGAACATTATGGTATTTCTTTAATCCTCCTATTCCACAAGCCAGCGCGGATTTACTTTTTCTTGATGGAGAGATGATAGCCTTTTACGGAATAAAGGAATACTTCAGAAAACTTAAACAGTTTGGCTCAATGGATGATGCCCGTGTTGAATATGAAAATAGATTTAGGGAATTACTTAATCTTGAGGTATTACCAAGTCCACAGGAACTAAAATCATGGACATCATTTAATACACATAGAAATGTACCAACTAATGAAAGACAATTCTTTACTGGACGAAGTAATCGCTCAAGAAGTTAAAATAAACAATTATGGCAAGGGTATATCCAAAAAGACGTTCAGATCCGCCAATTAAGGTACAGGGAACACGGGGATTTCCTTTAGGACTTAATGAGCTAACCCATCCTTCAGCAATTAAAAATAACGAACTTTCAGAATGTAAAAATGCTATTTTCGATCAAAATGGTGTAGTCAAAAAACGTCAGGGAACAGATGCCGTAAGTACTACCCGAGATGAGGATAATACAAAAATTATAGGATTGCAGGGAGTTTATGATATTAATGGAGATTCTTTTGTTCTTCGTATTGCAAGTGATGGAATACTACAAAAATATAGCGATAGTACTGATACATGGAGTGATGTTTCGGGATCACCTACTTTTGATGATGATTTCCGTACTTATATCATTCAGGGATATGGATATGTTTATTTTATGAATGAAGGGAATATACTTGCAAAATGGGATGGATCAGCTTGGACCACGTTTGCAGCATTGACAAATCCGGTAACTGCTCCAACCTGTACCAAAAAAGGATCGGGAACTGGACCACGAACATATTATTACAAATATATTTATTTTAATTCAATCGGATATACGGAGGCTTCAAATGCAGGAAGTGTTGCTTCGATGCCGGAAACTCTTGATACTTCAACATATATAGAAGTTGCTGTCCCTGCCGCTCCTGAAAATTGTACTTCGATTGGAATATTTCGAGGTCTTGAGCCTGGACAGGAACGATATCTTAACAAGATACCCGCAACTGAGACAATTTATAACGATCAATTTCAGGCAGATACTGATGAAACATATTCAACTCCTTCAGGAAATACAACTTCTGGATATCATTTTAAATTTGGTACAGTTTTTAAAGATACAATTCTTGGAGTAACTACTGAACTTGGAGATGATGTTATTGTCTTTTCAGGAGGATTGGATGCCTTTGATACTTTTGCAATTTCAGAAGGTGGAGGATATATTGCATGGAGAAAAGGAGATGGATCTAAACTTACTTGTCTTAAACCATTTAAAGAGGAATTATATGTATTTAAAGTAAATAAAATCGGTGCTTTCAAGTTTGATACGACATCAGGTGCAGCGACTATTCGTGATATCAATTTTGCAATAGGGGCAGTTTCTCAAGATGCAGTACACGAGGCTGGAAATGATCTTCGTGGATATTCTCTTGATGGAGTATTTTCATTTGGCAATGAACCTAACTTTGCAGATGTTGTGCGCTCAAAACTTCTTTCTCCTCGTGTCCAAAAGACAATCGATTCAGTAACTAAACAGGATATTTTAGGAATAGTATCGGTATACATGAAAAATCTATCGATTTGGGCTATTCCTTCAGGAAGTGCAGGAGATGGAAATACAAATATGCTTGTTTATGATGAACGATATGCCGGATGGAGTTTATGGACTGGACTTAAAGCCTCTTGTTTTACAAAATATATTGATGCGGACAATATTGAACATTTATATTATGGAGAAGCAACTTCAGGAAATGTAATTGAAATGTTTGTTGGCACAAACGATCAGGGAACTGCAATAAACTTTTCCATAGCCACAAAACAGTTCGATATGGGTACTCCATATAAATATAAAACATATAGTCGTTGTTATTTGCTTTTTGGATTAGTAACAGGAATGAATACTCGTATATCAATGCTTGGTAATGGAATTGAGGCTATTGGTACTTATCCATTGTACATACAATCAAACGCGATAGGATTTGGAACGGATGAATGGGGAAGTATGGACTTTGGAGATTCAAGTGATACTGCCGTAGTAGGTCAACGTGGAATAATCATCAAATATATAGATTTATCAAATAGGGATTATTTTAATATTCAATCAATTATCAACAATAATGGGTTAAACGATCAGGTCGAAATAATGGGTATTTTCTTTGAGTATTCGGAAAGTGAACGACCTCTCGCATCTACCTACCGATTGAATAAAATTTAATGTTATAATTTTAACGGGTATGAAAATACCTATACAAAAAAATGTTATACCAAGCAAATGATTTATATTCGGCAACCTTAACTCAAGGATATACTGTTGGTGATACGACTTTATACGTTGATGCAGTCCCTACTCTTGTCCCAACAATCGTAACAGTATCGAAAGGAACAGCAGATGAAACACAGTTTATTGTTACAAATAAGACTACAAATACTCTTACAGGAGTATCAAGACTTAAAGGAGCAAATAGGAATTTAGATCTTGGATCAGCAGTTACTTGTCTTAATAACTCCGAATTTATTAATCAGTATTTAACTGCAATCTTCAATGCAGAAGGATTACAAGGTCTTATTTCAGGAACGGATGGAGGATCAACTGATGATTATGCTATATCACTTTCAGTTGCACCTACTGATTATGACAACCTTATTGGAGTACCGCTTACTTTTAGCGTAAATACTGCAAATACGGGACCTGCAACTCTTGATGTCAATTCACTTGGAGCTAAAGCAATAAAGAAAAATGTGTCTGACGCACTTGAAACAGGCGATATTCTTGCAGATCAGATGATTACGGTAGTTTATGATGGAACTAATTTCCAACTTGTATCAAATATAGAAACACGAACCGTTTATTCAACTCCTACAGAACTTACTGATGGAGCAACTATTACGATAGACCACTCACTAAACACAAAGTTCTATGTAACGCTTGGAGGAAACAGAACGCTTGCTTTCTCAAACCTGACCATAGGAAAACCTATATTACTTGACATCATTCAAGATGCAACAGGAAGTAGAACGGTAACTTGGCCTGGAACGACTACCGATACGGTAACAATGACCATAGCTAATCCAGGCGTTGTAACGACTACCAAAGATATGCCTACCTGTACGCCTATTGTCTTTACAACAACTGGTGCTTTACCAACTGGTATTACGGCAGGTACTCGGTATTATTGGGTACGGACAGCCTCAACGACAGGGAATGTAGCAACTTCAATAGCAAATGCACAAGCTGGTACAGTTATTGAAACAACTGGTACACAATCAGGTACTCACACAATGACTCCTCAAATACGCTGGGGTTCAACTGATACTTTGCCTACTCTTACAACTGGAAAATATAGAATTGATTCATTTGGATTTATGCCACGAGATGTGACAAATGGAATAGTATTAGGTTACACAGTTGGACAAGACTTATAATATGGCAAAAGT